AGCGCCGGCTCAAGTATGTCTCCCGTCCGCGGCTGTACGACTCGCGCGTCCGTGGCATCAGTCCGGCCGAAGCCGCCGAAGCCCTCATCAAACTCGAGTGGATCCAACGCAGTAATGCGCGGTGGCTTGCGGCCTCGAGACTGGATGGGTTCGGTGTCCCGTCGCGGGCTCGACCGCGGGCGTTGGGCGTGGACGTCGCGAACTCCGAAGGCGGGGACGAAGCCGCGCTCGCCAAAGGCGTCGGACGCTGGCTCATGTCGATCGACTCCTTTCAGTGCCCGAACGCGAACAACTTGGGCACCCAGATCGCGCTGGACATGCAGCGGGAGGGGATTCAGGACGAGTACGTGGGGGTCGATTCGGTGGGCGTAGGAGCAGGCTGTGTGAACGAGTTGCGGCGCTTGGATCACTGGATCAAGGCGCTTGGTGGCGGGGACGGCGAGGTCGAAACGAGCGAGGAGGAGTCCTTCAATAACTTCCGCTCGCAAATGCAGTGGAAGATGGCCGAAGATCTCCGGTTGGACTTGGTGGATCTCTGCCCGGATGACGAGTTGACCACAGACCTGATTACGCCACAGTGGAAAACCGTCAACGGGCGGATCGTGGTGCAGAGCAAGGAGATTCTGAAGGCGAACCTCCCCGACGGCCGGAGCCCGAACAAGGGGGACGCCGTGGTCTACTGGAACTGGGTCCGGCCCCGATTGAGCGAGGCGGACGTGGCCCCCAAGAAACCGGTTCACCTGACGATGGGACAGAAGCTGTTGGCGGAAATGCACGCGATGGACAACGACACGAAGCCCGACACCAACCGATACGGCCGCGTGCTGCGGCAGGGAGCGTAAAGAGGTGTTCATCACCAAGCGGGAGCATGACGCGATCCTCGCCGCCGAACGGGCCGTGGCGACCGGCTGGAAGGAACTGGCAGCCGACTACAAGGCCATGCTGCTCGACGTGCAGAGCCTGTTGGCGAAGGTGCACGCGCCGAGCGCGGTCGTCCTGACGCCAGAGGACCAGCCCAAGACCGTCCGCGAGGCGGACGTGGCCGCAGTCGCGGCGCGCAAAGCCAAGGCTGGCGCATGATCGACGGGAACGGCGACACCCCGAGCGACCGGAAGCGCACCGCGCCCCGCATCCTCTCAGGGGACAATCCCTTCCCCATGAAAGTGCCGGGCATCGAACGGTCGGCGCTGCAGCGGACCGTCACGAAAGAGCAATGCGTGGATCTCGCGACCCGTATCGCCTACGGGATGTGTCAGGAACTGTTCGAGGTGCTGAACACGAAGCACGGGAACGCGATCGACGCACTGAACGCGGCGCACTCGACGGCGATGGAGACGATGGCGACGGCGCTGCGCGCGGAAGTCGAAGCCCTCCGCAGAGAAATCTGGCCGAAATGCACACCACTGTCGTAACACTGTTGCGTTGTTGGCACAGGTGTCGTATGTTTGCCGCAGGGTGGAGCAGCCCGGTTAGCTCGCTTGGATAACCTCCAAGAGGTCGTGGGTTCAAATCCCACCCCTGCCATGGTTCCCTCGTTACGCGGAGTGATCGTGAGGACGCTGGGTTCGTAAAGGCGACACGAAGCAGGACTACACCAAAGCCGCCTACGATCCGCCGCCACCGGTGGGGTCGGACGCGGACGTCTTGGGCTCCTACTCCTTCGCGCGCTACACGGTCCAGAACGACCACTACGTCGGCTTCTACCAGACGTGGACGCAGAGCATCCTCTACCTCCTCGGCAAGCAGAACATCCGCTGGCTGAGCAGTCAGCAGCGGTGGACGACCGATACCGACGTCCCCGCATGGCGACAGCAACCCGTCACCAACATCTGCTACGCCGTCTATCGCCAGTTGTCCGCGAAGATGACGAAGCAGAAGCCGACCCTCGAAGTCGTGCCGCCCTCCGGCGACTCGAACGACCGCGAGAGCGCGCACTTGGCGGAAGCCATTCTGGTCTATCTGTGGCGGCTGCTCAAGTTCCCGTCCAAGATTCGCCGCGGCATCGGCTGGTTCCTGACGACAGGACAAACCTACGGGCGTGTCCATTGGGATCCGGAAGCCGGCGAAATGGTGCCGCTCTCCCAAATGGTCGAAGTCCCGCACCCCGAAGGCGGAGTGGACGCGGCTGGTGCCCCACGCACGGTCGATAAGTCCTGTCCGTGTGACGACGACGGCGAACCCATCATGAAGCGCGGGGAGGATGGGGCAGCGACCACCGACCCCGACTTCGACGCCGAGCCGGCGCTCGTCCCGCAGGGGGAAATCGCCTTCGACTTTGACGACACGCTCTCCGTCCGGTGGAACCCCGAAGCGACCGACCCCGAGGACGCCTACGAGTGCTTCGTGGCGAAGCTCTGGCCGCGGAAGATGGCGGCCGAGCACTTCAACGTCTCCGAAGATGACATCGGCGGTGGCGATGGGGACGCTGGCGACCGGGCGATGTACGACGATCTGGTCAGTTCCGCCGCCTCTGGCGCGGGCTGGCTCGGGAACCAGCAACTCATCGGCGACCTGATCGGGTCCAGCCAAGAGCAAGCGTTGGGCGACCGTGTGCTGGTCATGGAATACTACCACGACAAAGACGCGGACGCGGGCTGCCCAGAGGGTCGGCACTGGATTTCGATCGGTCGGAAGAAAGTCTGGCCGGCCGAGAACGACCCCGACTATCCCACGGGCGAAGCCGCGCTCCCCTATGGGTTCTGGCCGCCGGTCGTGCCGATCCTCTCGACGCCAATCCCCGGCCAGCCGCAGGCCATGAGTGTCATCGGCCAACTGGTCCCGCTGAACGAGCAGCTGAACATTCTCGACGGGAAGATCGCGGAACACAACGTGATGATGGCGATGGGCGGGAAGTGGATCGTGCACCCCGACGACAAGGGGCTGACGATCGACTCCGACCCCGGCCAAGTCATCGCGTCCAGAGGCTACGTCAGCGGGCACCCGCCGATTCAGGCCGAGATGAAAACGCTTGACGCCGCGATCTATCAAGAGCGGGAAGTCATCCTCAACAAGATTCGGCTGGTCGTCGCCATGAGCGAGGCCGCGTTCGGCACGAAGCCCGAGGGCGTCTCCGCGGGACGCGCGTTCTTGGTGCTGTCCGAGGAAACCGACTCCGTGATCGGGCCGGACTTGCAAGCCTTCGAGAATGGCTACGAGGAAATCGGCCGGCGCATGCTGGTGGTCGCGCAGAGGCACTACACCGAGAAGCGGTCGATCGCGATCCGCGGGGAACGGGGGCGCTGGGAGATTCGCCAGTTCATGAACACCGATCTGGTGGACGGGCTCGGCGTGCGGGTGCAGGCCGGATCGTCCTTTCCGTGGAGCAAGACCGCGCAGCTCGACACGAAAATGTCTATCCTGTCGCAGTTCCCGGGCTTGGTCACGAAGCCGGACGGGTCAGTCGATCAGGAACGGTTTGCGGAGTTCTTGGAAACCAGCGGGTCTGGCCTCCAGTCGTTCGAGACGGACGAAGATCCGGACTTGGTGGAGATCGAGCGCGAGCACGCGATGTTCGAGGCGTACAACGGGACGAGCGATCAGACCCTGCCGCAGATCGCGTTCTGGCAAGCGCACCCGAAACACTTGGACGGGCATTTCCGGTTCATGAAGCGCGACTACGCCCGCTTCCTCCGGTGGTCGATGCCCGCGCAGATGGCGTTCATCGCGCACATGCAAGAGACGGTGCAAGCGGTGGACGAGATCGCGGGCCAGATCGCGGCCGCGAGCCAGCCGCCGCAACCCGGCATGGCTCCCGCCCAACCGCCCGGACCGGGCAGCGAAGGCGGCGCGAGCGAAACCGCGAACGTCCCAGCGGGTGGTGCCGGCGGTGCCGGTGGTTCAGGCCCTCCGCAACTCTCGCTCATGCAAGGCGGGGCGCAAACACCGCCCGCGCAGGCTGGTGGGCCGACTGGATTGACCGCGCCGAACACCCAACCCGCGCTCGGTGGTGCGGACTTGGCCTCGGCCCAGCAGTGATCGTGATGGACTCACCCTTGGAACACCCCTAGAGGACTCCAAATGACCGACGGACATGTAGGGCTCGACGTAGTGGCCGACCGCGAGGACGAAGCCTTCATCAAGGACTTCGTGAGTCGTGGCGCGGGCGGGGACGGAGGCGATACCTCCGACGACACCCCGTCCGGCGTGCCGAAGAAGGCCGAACCCAAGAAGGAACCGAAGAGGGAACCGAAGAAAGAAGCCCCCGTGGTTGACGAGACACCGACCGAGGACGACACGGAACACCCGGACGACGCGCCGGACTCCGACGAGGACTCGACCGATCCGGACGACGACGCGATCGAGGATGATGACGAGGACGACACCGACGCAGCCGAGCACCCGGACACGGATTCGGCTCCCCGCGTCGCTGCCGAGAAGAAGGCGTTTACCGACGCGCTGGAAACACAGGGCGTGTCGTTCGCGAAGGTGCTCGAGGACGTGCCGGAGGAATACCGCCCGATCTTCGAGAAGAAGGCCAAGGAGCTGCAGGCGGGCTTCACGAAAGCGCGCCAGATGGACCGCGAGCAGTTCAAGGACGTCGTGTCGCTCCGGGCCGAAATGCAACTCATGAAGGACCGCCCCGCCGATCTCATCGTGGAGCAAATCCTTCGCAATCCAGCGCTCGCCGAGCAGATCAACGGCAAGCTTGACCAGCTCGACAAGATGGACCAGTTGGACGGCAAGGCGGGATCCGCCGCCCAAGCCCATCAGGAGAGCGTGAAGCGGGCGCGGGAAGGCGCGGTGACGAGTGCGCAAGCGGCCGCGGCGAAAGCGGACACCGATGCGCGCCGGATCGACGCGATCACGCAGGAAGGGATGCGAGCGGCGCGCGCCGCGGGCGTGCCCTTTCAGGCAGGCGTCGAAGATGCGATCGCGGCGCAGTTGGCGCTCGGCAATCTGGCGATCACGAAGGAGCAGATCGCGCAGATTGCGGGCGAGAAAGCCGCCGTGTGGGACCGTTCCACGCGGGCCGTCCGGCGAGAAGCGACGAAGGAGTACGCGCGGGCGAAGGCGAAAGACCGGCGCACGGCTGGACTCAAGGTCAAGCCGAACGCTGGGAACAGTGCGGGGCCACCGGCCAAGACCGGCCCCACGACCGATGACGAGTTTGTCGCGCATATGCGGGACAAATACCACTAGACCATTCTCCGCGCTGAGCGCAGCGCGACTGAGGACGCATGAGTTTCGTAGCAAACAACACCAACTGGGACGCGCTCTTGCAGGAGCAGTACCAGAAGAACCAGATCATCAGCGCGATCAACATCGCCACCCCGTTCCGCGAGGAACTGAAGCGCACCGGCATGACGTCGGGTCGTGAGCGCGTGTATGGCCTGCAGGTCGGCGCGTCGCAGGGTGTGGGCGCTCGGGCCGAGGGCGGGAACAACCCGCAGTACGGCGCGGGCGAGTACCAGGACGTGGTGCTCAAGGCGAAGTACAACTACGCCACCCTCAAGATCACGGGACAGGCCGAGGAGTTCTCGGACAAGGACGCCTTCACGCGGTTCGGCCTCCGCATCCTCAAGGACACGAAGGAAGGACTCAAGCTCACCGTGGGCCGCCAGTGCTGGGGCGACGGACAGGGCACGCTGGCGCTGGTGAACGGCGCGGTGACAGCTGGGACGACCGTGATCACCGTGGACTCGCCTTTCGGCGTGCTGTGGGGCTCGACTGCGGCGCTGACCACCTTCCTGCTCAAGCGGAAGATGGCGATCCAGTTCGGCACCGAGGACAACTCGGGGCAGGGCTACCAGATCGGGTCGGTGGGGTCAACCACGATCACGATCACCCCGCCGCTCGTCAACAACGTCGCGGACAACAGCACGATTTCGCTGGTCGGGTCGGCGAACTTGGAGATCGAAGGCATCCTCAAGTTCGCGGCGACGAGCTCGTTCATGACCTCGACGCTCGGCTTCGCGAACGGCATCTACCACGGCATCGACCGGAGCCTGTTCCCGGAGTGGGAGGGCAACGTCATCAACTTCAACGCCGCCCTGTCGCTCACCGGTATCCGCTCACTGCGGGATGCGATCTACAAGCGCACCGACGACGAGGAGAGCAACTTCTTCATGTGCTCGACGGAAATGTCCGCCGACTACGAAGCACTGCTCCAGCCCGGTCAGCGGTTCGTGCCGGCCACCCGCCTCGACGGCGGCCACACGATCATGGAGCACGACGGCCTCCGCATCTCGAAGGACTCGCGCGCCCCGATCAAGGCCATCTTCCTCGGCGACAAGTCCACCGTCACATGGGCGCAGACCCGCGACCCGCACTGGTATCAGGACGGCGGCGGCATCCTCCAGATCGTCCCCGGTCAGGACGGCAAGCAAGGTCTGCTTAAGTGGTACGCGAATCTGGACGCCGAGGAACCCCGTCGATTCGGGATCGGCTACAACGTCACCCACAACTAGCACTGATGGCATTTCGGCGGTGCGGATTCCCGCCGAAGTGTCTCGGGGCTTTCACGATTTTCTCTCGGAGTATTCGACAATGAGTGTCAACGACAAGGTGTCGCAGGACAAGAACGCGAACTTCATCACGGACACGGTGCGGGCGAACACCGACCTGCTCGTCTCCGACGCCATCAAGGCCAGTCTCGACCGGCCGGCGTGGCAGGTGAGCACGGCCGCGGTGGCCCCGCCGGTCTGTGCGACGGCGACCATCACGTCGCAGGTCAAGACCACGGCGACCACGCAGATGATGCTGAACGGCATCCCGCTCTCGCTCACGGGGACGGACCCGCTCTGGACGCTGACCGGGGGCAATCTCGCCGCAGGCTCGGTGCGGAAGTATCAGTTGCTGTGGGACGGCACCACGGCCACGACGGTCACGACGGTGCTGGCGTCGAACGATCAGGTGATCAGCACGTCGCCGCTCGGGACCGCGGCCTCGGCGCTCACGCTGTGCCGCTACCCGTCGCTCCCGCCCATCGGGACCGGCTGCGTCGGCATCCTCTCGATCACGAACACGACGAATGCCTTCATCCCCGGCACCACGTTGCTCGGGGCCACGGGTGTGACGGCGGCGTACCGCGACGGACCGGATGCGAACTGCTATCTGGCTTCCCTCATCACCCCGTAAGGAGGCGCTTTTCTCATGACGACGCTTTCTGCGCCGACGTTTCTGGCGCTGCAGTACGGGGTCAACTCCACGGCGGCGGCCACGGAGATCGACACGGCGCTGGCTGGGGGGGACATTGCCCCCGGCTCGGTGACGAACACGATGCTCGCGGCCGGCGCGCTCCAGACGACCGTGAAAACGGCGACGTTCGGCGTGGGGTACGCGACCGGGGCTGGGGCCGCGATCACGCAGGCCACCAATCGCACGACGGCGGTGACGTGCTCCTCGCTCTCGGGCCAGATCACGACGAGCAACGCCTCGCTCGCGGCCGAAGGGGCGGCGGCGTTCACGGTCACGAACACGCTGGTCGCGATCGGGGACGTGGTGGTGTGTGCTCAGCAGTCCGGGTCGAACGGGGGCAACACGAATGTCTACGTCTCCACGACCGCGGCCGGTTCGTTCGCGATCACCGTGGCGAACAACAACGGGGCCGCCGGCACGGCAGAGACCGGGGCCATCATCATCAACTTCGCGGTCATCAAGGCCGTCGCGGCCTAACCGACCTCTCAAGGAGTGTTCTTATGGCGATCGCAGATGCCACGCAGTACGAAGTCCGGAAATGCCAGAGCGGGATCTTGCTGTATGTCAGCACGTCCGCCACGGCGTTTGCAGACTGCAAGACGCAGGCGACCGTGCTGGCGGCCGAGTATCCGGCGGAGCAGCTGTGCGTGATTCCGCAGGGCTATCCGGTGCTCAGCAATCGACCCCTGCTGCCCTTCCCGTACCCCACGGCGGGCCAGCCGGTGCTGGTGCAGGAGTCGTAGGAGCCTATCCGCATGGACGCCCCGCAGGCCCGCGAACAGGTGCAACCGATTGTCGAGCAGTTGCGCCTCGCGGTCAACGATCCCCACTTGGATATCCAGTGGGAGCCGAAGGCCGTGCTCGTCTCGCGGGGGGGCTTCGATGCGGTCGGGAAGATGGTCGATCCGGTCTATCGCGGCCTCTGGGAGATTCGGCGCTATGGCGATCCCTCCCAGACGGCCGGGTGGCGGGACTGGCGGCGGGTGTGCTTCATCACCGCCCCCGAGGAGCACAAGGGCATGAAGATGATGTACGCGGACGGCCCGTACACGCCGGTCGCGGAGTGGGTGGTGGACTTCATGCGCCAGTGTGACGCGGCAAACGTCGAGCGGATCAAGGACGTCCAGCGCACCCTCGGGCTGATCGACTTGGAGTTGGAGAAGGATCAGGAGAACGCGACCGTGGACGAGGACACGCAGGTGCTGGACGAGATTTTCTTCGACTCCACCTATTCGGGGGGGAGCGGACAGTACAAAGGACGCGGGGCGGACTTCGCGGCGGTGGGTCCAACGCCGGAAACACCCGTGACGCGCATCATCTTGGAGACATAACCCATGCCACTCGATCCCGGCGGACCGAACGACCAGCACTTCGACAAGGGCCGCTTGCGCCCCGGCTTGAACGTGCAGGCCCGCGTCGGTCCCGGTGTGCTGACGGACGAACCGCTGGACCGGAAAGAACTGCGGAAGCGCACGGCGGAAGTCGAAGCGAAGGAAGCCGAGCTCGCGGCGCGCGAAGAAGCGATCCGCGAAAAGGAAGAATCCCTCGCCAGCCTCGGACGGTAGCCCATGACCGACCGGTATGGCAACCCGACGTCGCCGGCCGACAGTGCGGTGGACGTCACCCCGAGTGATACGACCCTCCTGAGTCGCACGAAAGGGCTCTACGTCGGCGTCACGGGAACGCTGGTGGTGGTTTTCCCCGATGACCAACCGGGAACCTCGCACACGTTTGTGACGTGCTTGGGGGGCAGTATCTACCCCTTCGCGGTCACGCAAGTCTTGGCCGCCACGTCGGCGACCGGCATCATCGCGCTGTACTAACTCTTTCCACGCAGGAACGGACATGACCTCCACGCATAGCGGACGGCTGGAACGGTGGCTCGGAGCCGAACGGCTCGCGCAGTTGAGCCAGAGCATGAAAGGCTGGTACGGTGGCCCGATCCCGCTGCTCGATTGCCCGGGGAACGTGGTGCTCGGCGCGGACGGCGACTTCACCGGCCCGTTCCGGCGTGGGGCGTTCATGAGCGCGCTCGACACCCTGAACGATGCACTGACTCGGGCCGCCCGCGCGCCGTATCCCGCGACCGCCTACACGGGGTTCTCCAGCATTTCGGACGCGCTGGCGCGGGCCTCAGGTGGATTCAGTCAGTCGCCGGCCGGCATGTTCGCGAAGGTCGGCCCGACCGGTGTGGCGGGCACCACGTCCAGCCTCCACAAGCTCGGCCCGCAGCCGGTGGC